CTTATATAACTTATCACTTCAAAAAGTATTAGGATAAAAGTTAATATGCTCCCCCATACTTTTATAACTCTCATAGGAGTCACTACTGCTCTTTCGCACGTTTTCAGTTTTATAGCGGTTCTTATGTCCTCCTTTTCTAATTGATTTATTTTGATTTCGTGCGATTCTAGTGTTCCATTTTGTTTTTCCTGGTTCTTAATAACCGCGTCTAATTTAGTTATTACAATTACTAACTGTTCTTCTAGCTTGGGATCCATTAGAATAACTCCGTTGCGACTATCTTAGTTGAATTATCACCTTGAGATATCTTCGTTACGCAAAGATAAATTCCTGACCAAGAAGATCCATAGGCCTTTAGGTAAGGATCTATACTGTCACTATCTAATTGTATGCAATCACCCAGTTCTAAATCGGCGCAAGTATACCCTAAAGTTTCTATGGTTATTTGGACGTGCTCCTTGCTCCATAGACCATTAGTAGAATTAACGTAATAAGCTTTTAAGGTATCTACAGTGGCGCCACAAACATTTTCCCAAGAGCCAGACCAAGATCTTACTTGATAGTTTGTTTGAGACGTGCTATCTTCAGCGGTGTCCGTGTCTCTAAAGATACCACCATATTCTTGTTGGTATCTGCTCTTTATTGATATCTTATTGGCAAAAACAGGAGTCTTAGAGACGCCTATCTTACCATCTTTAATCCAGCTTAAAGGTATCGTTTTATTAACAGATGGAGAAGACCAGTCAGAAGACTTCATAGATATTAGCTTACATAAACCAGAGGCGGTCCAGACGAAAGCAAAAGTACTTTGTTCAGAAAGTTGTTGGATAGTATCTTCTGACGTTTTTTCATTATCGCTATGGATATTGATCCTGGCTTCTATAGAAGCGTTTTCCGCATTATCAAAAGAGTCTTCATCTATATAGCTAGATGTCACACCAAGCTCATCTCTTAGTAGCGACTCAATTATTCCTGCGGGATCATCTATAAGATCCCCACTAGAATAAGAAGAAGACCTGCTATCTATCCAAGATCCATACTCACGACCTTCTAATTCACCCCAGGCAACATTCTGTTCTTGCGGTTTAATTAAGCACTCAACTCTCATAGCCGCTACATACGCAAGAGAAGAATTATCTGCCACACTATCAGCATCTTTCTGGCCAGACGTGTGACCAAAATAAAGATGGATACCTGTGGGCGTGCTGCTAGAAGCATTTATTTGAGTGGCTAGGCTTGCGGTGGATTCACTCCAAGAAAAACCGCTAGAGGAGTTACTTGTGTTAAAAGACGCTATTGCAGTATAGTTCTCTATGTCTACGAGATACCCACTCCATCCGACACCTATCCCGCTAATATTATGCCAATATACTTGCGGTCTTATTTCATAAAAGAATTCTGCAAGAGGCCACTCGTTTAATCCGAAACAGGCTTCTGGATATTGGTAAGTGCCAGTATCCACGTTATCTATAGCCGTGGCATAAGTGGATACGTCTCTGTCATAAGCCTTTTCCGCATTAGTCCAGGGAGTCATAGAAGTGGTCACCAAATAATTTTCGTCATCATTATGGCAAGCGTGTACCCACGTGTATACTTTCGCGTGTCCTGACCCAGTAGTATATCCGCTATTATCAGTCTCTAACGTATTGGAATAAAACAGGCCGGGCTCCGTCACTCCCGCGTCCGATGGATCTAGCCAAATACTAGAAAATGAATATGAAACGTGATCTCCAAATAAGAAGGAAGGAACGTCATTTATATTAGCCTTTATTCCTTTAGCCAATCCAGTTCCACTCCCGTCAAACTCTTCGTCAGATCCATTTCCCACTATAGTGAAAGATCCATAGGCAAGAGGAATCTTTTGATTTTCTGTTTCAGGTGGAGAATCAGTGAAGGTATCTCCCATAATATTTAACGGAAGAAGTCTATGATATTTCCTAGACCAAGAGACGGCTTTTATAGTTATCTCATCGGAGTCATACGAAGGCGATTGTAAAATGACGCCGCGAAACCTTAAAAGCATATCGCTAGTAGAAGTAGCGTTGTGGCCTGCGCATAAATAAATCTCTAATGAGGCGACTTCACTTAATAAATTAGATATGTCGGTCGCTTTTAACTTAGATCCATTAGAAGAGAATCCTAGCTTTATGTTATGCAACTTAATAGTAACGTCCGCTACCGAATGCGTTTTAGTGAAAATGTTTAGGTTTTCATTTATTCGTGAGATACTTTTAAGCAAAGGATAGAAGCTAACACTTTTAAGGCTTCTTCCTATAGGAGACACCGTTGCTAAAGTAGTATCACTACTGTCTTTTAATATAACAACAGGAAAAGTAGCGTCTATTTGCCTATACATAGACTTCTCGAATGCTGTAGGAACCGTCAACATCAGTATTCTTCTCCATCTGGTATATAAGGGATCTTATCGAACCTTAATGTCATATCATAATATTGGTAAGATACTTGCTTTAACTCTAATGCACCGGAGAACCTACATAAATGAGCGTTAGCCATCGTAGTATCTTCCCAAACTATTACCGGAAGTTGCGGGCCTCTAGCATTTTCATAAGCGTCCTGGGCATATCCGTAATTAGTATTTCCCAGCATCCTGTAGGATCTTACTATTGATCCTATAGGATTGGAATTTACCGCATCTATATAACGTCTTCCACCGATGCCGTTAATTGCTTTGAATTTATAATCTAAGGTTTCTGTTTCTGGAAACATATTACCAGCGCTGATCGTATGCTTCTGACATAAAAGAACCATACCAACTTGAATCGTATGATTTGAAAATGTCACTTTCCAGTATCTTTCAGAGCTGGATGAAGATAGATCTATAATTCTAAGTGGCGTGCTGCTATTAACCAACGTGTTAGCGTTAATAACCGTAGTGGCACTTGAAAAAGAAGAATTATCATCATGCACTAAAGTAACCGTGCCTGATGTTATCGTAGAATAATTGCGCAAAAACAAAACTAAAGTGTCCACGCCTTCAGTAGTAGAGTTAAGATCAAACTTAAGATCCTGCGTTGCCGAAGTGCTTTTCTCCCAAAAAGTATCTGGATTAAAGTCGTTACAAAACTCTACGTTTCTTGATGTGGCCTCGCTGGTAGCTGAGTCAGCATCGGCGCGTCTCATTGGCCCTGCCGTATATAGTTTAAGCGAAGTTGACATTTAACTCTCCCGTCTTAGATCCGGTCACTTTTTCAAGTACCGAATATCCACGACTAGACGCCTCTTCTATCATAGGAATGATCCTGTCTCTTACCGCACTTTCAGACACGTCACCAGAAACAACTACTATATTTATAGATCCACCGCCGGCGATAGATCCACCGCCAGCTATAGTTGGCGAAACCGCTGACGGTAAAGTAATAGCTGACGTAAATTCTTCTGGGAAAGACGCCATACGGTCCAGCGCTCCTTTCGTAAAGTAACCGCCAAAGTGTTCCCCTTGCGTCATAGCCATTCGGTCATATTTAGGAGTGTCAAACATACCGCCAAGTAAAGCTCCTATCCCTGGTATCAAAGCATTGGCCACCGCTGAGATAGCTTTCTTAATAAAGAACTTCATAAAGTCAGTAGCCATTCCTACAAAGATCTCTCCAAAATTAGCGCGACCGTCTATCATGGCATCTACGGATTGGTCTACAAAACCACCAAAAGCGTTAACGCCAAAGTTGGCGAAGTCCTTAGACATCTTTTTACGAAATGCCCCATCACGTTCAAACTCAGACGTTAGTTTTTTAGACAAGCCGCTCTTTTTCTTTGCAGTATCTTTCTCAAGAATTATCTCAGTCTGTTTAACTTGCCTTTCATAAGATAATAGAGTATCTAATCTTTCTTGATACGTTTGTTTTATATAGTCGTTAGATTCTTTAACTCCAATGTTAAGAACTTCTGTCTCGGCCTTAGTGAATGCTTCAAAGTTAGCTAGGGATCCTTGAAAGAAAGCTAAAGCAGTATCCATCTGGGCTATAGATAAGTTAGTGGATACCTCTCCAGCGCTAATAGCCATATCGGTATACAGCTTAGTTAAAGAGTCGCCAAGCTCCATATCATCAAACGGATTTAAGGCGGCTACAATAACATCGCCAAAATTAACTGCTGCTTGGCCTATCCCACTTAGAGCCGCGCTAAACACATTAAACCAAGAACCTATCGCGTCCATGCTTAAACGAAGAACTTCAGGAAGATACGCGAACCAATAAGACACTCCTTTAACGCTAATAATAAGATAATCAAGGGCACTAGCCTGGTTCTCAGATCCTATCTCAGTATTAAGAAAATCTCCAAGAGACTTTTGGGCGTCAGTAATAGCTACCGTAAGCATATCGTATTTACCTGCGGTAGTCGTAAGATACTTGGCTTCTTGCCCGTGGTACTGAGCCGTCTGTTTCATGATCTCTTGAAAAATAGCATTCTGCTGTGTGTACTCGTTTATTGCGGTTCCAGCGCCGTAGTATCCATCTTTAATTTTCTTGTTTACCTTGTCTAGTCTTACGGTAACGCCGATGTTATCTAAGATAGCAGGGTTTAATTGTTTAACAGCTTTAATAATTAACGGTAGCTGAGTGTTGAAATCTTCACCCATAGCAATCGAAGCGTCTTTAATTGCCTGAGTCATTTGAGATATCTGCGTTACCGATAAAGTAGTGGTCATGCCTTTAAGAAAGCCATTAGCTATATTAGCTTCTGTAGCTAACTTGCCAGTATGGCTGGCCATCTCACTAAGCACCTTATTCATATCTCTGCCGGTAGTAGCCACTACGGCATTAAGAGATACCATTTGCGCCTGGTATCTTGCACTAGCAGCGATAGAATCAATAAGTAAGGCCTTAGCCGTTTTCCAAGATAGATAAGCAGTGCCAAGTTGAACGACCTTACTTTTAAGAGAATCTAGTGAGCTTCCATATCTCTTAGTCGGCGCGGCCATTCCCTTAGTAGTTTTATTTACACCTTTAAGTTGGGCATTGATTTCGTTAAGAGCCTTTTTGGCTTCGTTCTTCGCTGAAATAATTAACTTCAGCTCTTCTTTACTTGTTCCCATTCGGGTGTTCCTTTCTGGGAATAAGCCTGCTCTCATCCTCTATTATAGAGCAAGCTTCTACATACCGGATAGGTATCTCATATAATTCTTTAGGTGTGCTCACTCTCGATACCCCTTGCAAAGTGTTATAGATACTCCATATTTCCTTTGAGGTATCACTAATAATTGAGAGTGGACAAATTCCATATCGGTTAATTGCCATGACGACAGGGAACCCTGGGGTAACTCTATCGACAGCCTCCACGACCTCTGTCCAATTATCAATGGAGATGTCGATGTCAGGGTATTCATCGCCTTGACACTTTACGTTTAAGGTTCTTCCATCTAAGAGACATCCGCTTCTCCCTCTTTTACAGGCTGAGCAGGTTTCCCCGCTGGACTCGCCTGCTGCGTATCCAACGAGGAGTCTGAGTTTTTTTCCTGCTCCTCAGTAAATCCAAACATGACGGCTCTATGGATCTCAAGGATAACATCATGGTCTTTAATTAAGACAAGATAGTCTATAGGACTCTTATCCCAACCATTTATACTTATGATTTCTTCAGATAAGGCCTCCAAAAATCCCATGTGGTCTAAATCTTGGCCACTTGTTTTCTTTGCGTATTCTACGCGCTGTCGACGGTCCAGAGTCCTTATCAGGATCTTAGTGCCACTGATACGTATCTCTGTCGGTTCGTTAACGTCAATAAGTTCAATCATTCTCGTGCTCCTCTCGTTTTTACCAACCTCTATCTTCACCATTATCAATAATTACCTGAAGCGGTGAAGTCGAAGCGTCATCACCAAGCATGTCTCCTTCTATATCCACTAGCAAAGGACTTTGTTTATTCTGCTGCACGCTAGTCAGCTTACCAGAGAAAATAATATCTAAGTCTCCATCGGCGGCATCATCGGCGTCAGTAGCATCGCCGTGAGAGAACCTAAAATCAGTCTGGGTTCCAGCGACAGCGACACCTTCAAAGAAGGATCTTACCGTTGCAGAATCTTCAATAGCAGAGATCTTAAAGGTTCCTTCACGATCAAAGATACCTACCGACTCATAGCCTCCAGATCCATCGTGGCCTATACCTTGTATTCTTTGCTTAAGCTCTATCTCATAACTATGTAAAGTATAAGATACTGGAGTGCCGGTGGAATAAGTAACCGTGGTAAGTCCTCCATGGTGCCAATTATCAGTTGCTATTGAATTCCACGTGCCCGAAGGCGCAGAGTTAAGAACCGGAGCGCCAAGTCCAACCATCTGAGCCTCAAAAGCCACGAGTCCAAAATCACTATCGGGAGAAAGCGTCAGCTTAAGAGTTTCGCAAATTACACTAGATACCTTACGGCTTCTAGAGGCCTGGGGGTTTCGCTCCCACCAAGTAGCGAAATAACCAGCGTCAGTAGTAAAATCAGGTTGAGTGCTTGCCAGGGTAAAAATCTTAGGGTGATGAGTAGTCTTATCTGTCTCCGTAACATTCTGCATAAAAGAATAAATAAGCACGTCAAGATTGTCGTGAGCAGCTATCCCCTTAACCGTGAATCTTGGTTGGCAGTGATATTGATGTACGGATACCTCAGAGGCTACAGGATACCTGGCGCCATGGTTCTCATCTCTTCGGTTATAACTAAAGTAATCGAGAACCTGAAAAGATTCCACGTTCATCTCATCGACAGTGGCGTTGTCGTTCTCCGCAGATAGCCAGGTAGACTGTTCCGCGAATCCTACACGACACTGCTTTTTATCATATAGAACCATCGTCATCGTTTATCTCCTTGTCTATATTAAATCCATTCATCTTAACTTCTTTGGCCTCTTCTACAGAGATCCCAAGCTTTTCCGCCAGGGCGCTAGCTCTATAAGTCTGGGCCTCTTCTTTCGACATAGTTATAGGTTCCATGCTATCACTCCTGAGTATATGCTACTGATACCATAATTGTTGCTACGAGAGAACCGCCAAGAGTTTCTGTCTCTTCAAACGTTTGATCTGGCTCTATGCTCGTTACTTCTTTGAGTATATAATTATCGCCAAGAACAATATTAGCGTTAAGCTTATTGACTATAGATCCTAAAAGTCTGGCGTTAACTATAACATCGTTATATCCATCGGAATATCCAGTATGGACTCTTACGCTATAGTTAATATTATAGATCACGAAAGTTCCTGTAGATTCTTGATCCATATTAGCACTTAAGAGATCTACACTTACCGCATTAAGATTAAGATCAGCCTGCAAGTGTCCATCGTACACGTAAGATATTGTCGGAGAATATCCGCTGGACATATCGCTTTTAAGATCTTCTATAAGAGATACTATCTTGTCACGGCCAGTTTCAAGAAAGGTTTCTCCATATATTTCAGCCATCTATAACCTCCATAACACTGGACTCCGGTAAATTTTTAGGCAGGGAGATTATCACGTGCGCAAAAGGAATATCTGTAGTATAAGACAAGTTTCTTTCACTATATTGAGTTATAACAAAACCTACTGGCTCATCATTAGATACCTCACGCCTTATAAGAATCCCGTTATCGTATGGATCATAATAAGTATAAAAAGGCTCCGTTGTGTTAGCATATAAGGTATCTGCCAATAAATCATAGTCAAGTCTAATATCCACTTTTAGACCTCGTGTATAAGATATCTGCGTTTATGATTGCCCAAGCACGTTTCTTATCATAGTCATACGCTATTGTAGTAGCGTCATATACCTTAAACCTCAGCACGGAATCGTCTATATCGGGAGCCGTACCGGCCAGGTATCTTATATCAGCCAGAATATCCTGGACCGTATCAAATGCCGTGTTCATAGAAGAACTTTCAGTAAGAACAACTATGTCTATATCTATTTTATAGCGACAATTAGTTGAGTCTTCAACAATAAGATCTTCTCCTTTATCGTCTATAATTAAGAGAGGTATCTTTGACTTGTCTACAAGCAAAACATTTTGAGGATACCTAGATACCTCTTTGATAGTATTAGAATATCCATTACTTATCGTCAAGGTTTCTAGCACCTCTGTAAATGACGTGATTATATTTTTTCTAGTGCTCATTATAAACCCTTAAACACATACTTTTCTATAATCTCTATTGCCGCTTCTTTATTCTCTTTGAACGTATCTCCTAAAGCAGGGCGCTTTTTCTCTGGATAGTGCGTATAGTCAGTATGAGGCCCAATCCTAACGCCCATATTTCCGTCTATCAATTTCCAACGACTTGTTTTTATAGTATCTCCCGAAAGTATTCCATAATACTTTCTACTAGTACCTGGATCTCTTACAAAACCAAGCCCGCTTATCTTATCTTTGTACGAACCCAGCATTAAAGATCCAACTTTACGAAGGCCTTTAACTAAGTTAGCTTTTGAGGCTCTGTCCCACTTATTTAATTTGCGAGATCCTCTGGATCCATCACTAAAATCTATCTTTAACTTAAGCAATGAACCTCCTTCGATACCTATCTAAGATGGGCAACACGTCGACAGGTATGGTGCTAAAGTCGTATGAAGTCGTGGCGTCTCCAAAAGACTCTGACTTAAGACCTTCCTTGCCTTGGGCGCGTTTATAGGATCTTTGGGCCATTATCATACAAGCGGATTTTAAGTCTTGGGGTATCTCTGAAAGGCTGTATCCATAACTATATATAATTCGAAAATTATTAGATCCAAAGGAAAACACATTGCCTTCGGTAAAGTAAACCTTTCCAGATTCGCTGATATATGTATAAGGGTAAAGATCTATAGTGGCCTCTACCCACGCATTAACATTCCAATACTCTATACTTGTTATAGACGTTATTGGTTTATAACGAGTGTAAACACTGGAAGATCCATCTCCACTAAGCACGTAGGTATCTGAGCCAGATCTAAATGATCTGGCGCAGTAGGTTTCTATGGCTTGAGAGGCTATATTAATGAACGTCTCAATAGTATCAGTATGAAGATTTTCATCATCAGTATCAAGTCCGCTATATAATTTATATTCGGACACCGATACAAGAGCATTCGATTTAAGAGCCATTACTTATCCTTTTCAGCTTTCGCAGCTTTTCCTTTTTTGCCAGATCCATTGTCGGAACTGACTGGCTTGGGAATATCGGCGCGGGTAAAGTTATCGGGAAAATCCTTTAGGATCCTAAGAGCTTCTGCCTCTGGGATATCTTTAATTTCACCGTCACGAAACTTAACGCCGCTGGCCGCTGAATATACGCCACCTTTAACTGAGCAGCGAAATTGAAGCTTGATCTTTTTCATTTTCATCCTTTCAATAGAGGATGGATCTTATATAGATCCATCCTCTTAATTAGTGTTTAGGAAGAAGAGATGTTATAACCAATCGAGACTGGTCTGAGAGTCGAAGAAGGAGTGGCCTTAGGCGCAAAAGCCATTCTCTTATGGGCTACAACATTATAAACATCGTCAAGAATATTCTTATCGACAAGAACCTCGACACTTCTTCTTGTTCCCCTAAGGAACATATCCCGATTAACGCAAATAAGACTGGTATTATCAGTAGTGACGCCATCATAGATACCTGAAGCATTCTGAGTGGCCTCTACAAACTCAGAAACGATAACGGGAGCGTTATACATTCTTCCAAGTTCACCGCTAAGAACAACTGCGTTTGGTCCATACTTTTCAAGAGTCTGGAAGTTATCGAGATCCTTAAGAAGATGCAAGAGATAAGTCTCCACGGAAGCTATCCAAGCAAGCTCAGAAGGATAAAGACCGTATTTGCCCATCTTCGCTCTTACTTCATTAACTCCATCCTCATTAAAAGTAGAGAGATCCGTACCGCAGTAGGTTCCCGCAGAGCTACCGTTAATACTCACATACCAATGGTATCTTAGACCATCCCAGGCGTGACGGAAGTCGCTAGCGGCTACCGTATGCCCAGAATCAAAGTGGCCGGTTCCCGATGTAGTGATATCGCCATTAACAATAGCTCGATCTTCAGCGCGGGATAGGCTCTTAGTGATCTTGCCAATAGCAAATGGCATGATAGCCGTTGCAGAGTCTTCATTAAGCTCCGTCGATATCTGGTATCTACCACGAGCTTTCTTAGCGGTCAAGGTGATCTTTCCAGTTCCAGGCGTTTCTTCAGTAGAGTTAAACGCGGATATAACAGCAGTGGATTCACCGGCCAAGGTGGCGATAGTATCGTCACCATCGGTATCAATTTCAAAAGTAGCCGTGGGCATAATTACCTCTGCGAAAAGAGGCGCCACCTTCAAGTCGATGGATATCAGCTCAACGAACTGAGTTGACATCCCGGTAGGTATCCAATCAGATCCTTCGCTAGAGGTTTGGGTATCCATCGCTTTAGCGAAATTATTAAGACGCTTATAGATCTTAAGACCTTTGATCCTCTGGTTCCTTGGGGTATTATGATAATCACCAGCATTAGCCTTAGATGAGGCCTCCATCAAAGCGTCTATCATAATAGTATCGTCATGTAGTTTCTGAATGTTAAGAACCTGTTCGGCTGTGGTGACCGGCAGGGATCCACGAATTTCAGAAGCAGAATAATTGGTTACCATCTCCTTAAGAGAAAGACCTTCCATACCGGTAGGAACCGTACGCGTGGCCCGTGTCTTAACTTCTTTAATAGCTTCATCGACATCGGCACGGTACTTCTTGAAGTCTCCCGTAGCATTATCAATAAGCTGTCGAAGATCTGAAATGTTGCCGTCATATGACTCTGCGGTTTGTTTCATTTCAGAAAGCATCTGGGCCATCTTATTATATTTTTCACCAAGGGAACTAACGGCAACGCCCTGTTCCTTAGTTACCTGTCCAAGAGCTTCCAACTCTTCTAGAGTGGGAGCGGGTTTTTCTGTTCCTGGCATTGTTTTGTCTCCTGTTTTATTTACGATATTAAATGTATTCGTTGTGTAACTCTTTACCGCTGACAACGTTTCCTCTACTATCTCCTCTACGTTCTCTACGGTAGCTAAAAGGTGCATCGGTACACTAACGATGGATCCCTCAATAAGAGCGGCTCTACTATAGAGGTATCCACCATCTTCTCTAGGTTCCCAATTTATTGGGTTAAAACCAACGCTATAGCCTCTAAGGACTCCAGCGTTAATGAGCATGGCTACTTCTTTACCTTTTTCAGTACCGACTATAAGGTTCTTTCCATAAAGGCCTTCTTCACGAACCTGTAAGTCAGTCCAGATACCTATAACCTGGTCAGAGTCGTGGTTAAAGAAAAGCATTGGATACTTAAGAAAATCATCAAGATCCTTAAGCCACGCCGATCCTGGCAAAACGTCAGAGATCCTATCTGGCTCTGATCGAGATAGCCACCCTTCAGTGCGTAAGATAGGATCTATAGAAGTCCACTCTGGCAAAGTAGAAGTGAAATTAGCGTAGACTTCTATGTCTTTGCTAGAAGGCGCGTCTACCTTGACTATCCTGCCGCCTATATATTTCAACTTCTTATTCATAGACTATCTTGCCCACAATCTTACGGTGGCCTTATAGTGAAGTTCAGCTTCAAGTCTGCCCTGGGCATAAGTGCTATCTGCTAAGATAGGTTCTATCCTGAAGTATATGTTATCCCAAAGAGATGAATCCGCCAAATTAGGAATAACTTGATAATCGGCAGCCGCCACGGTAGCAGTAGGATGAACCGCCGTGACGGTGTCGCCTATATATATCAACTTATAAGCAGAGTCATCGCCATCGGTTCCGGTATAGATCCACCAAGCGAGGGAGTCATTAGCACTATCGCAAGGGTTTCCACCTCCGGTATCCACCGCAGTGTATTCAAAATAGATATGCCCCTGACAAGATCCATAGTCAGATACGTCAAACTTAAAGAGCTTAGAACTTGATCCGGTATACGTGAGAAAGGTATCTTTAACGATGGCTTTCGTTGTGTCCGGGCCAAGAGCAAAATGGAATTGCTCCGAAAGTTTCTGGCCTTTTGGTTTTTCAGCAGCAGTGACATCGTCATAGTGAGATAGGATCCCTGCCGTCACTATAAGAGCCAAAGCAACTAGAATTAAAGTAATACGTTTCATTCTTATCCTCCGTTAACTAGCATTAAGGGTACAATAACAGTTTACAACTTCTCTTGCCGGTGCCGATGGATCCCCTGGGCATTCCATCGGGTATCCACCAACTATAAAATCGTCATGGATAGGTATCTCTGTGCCATGGGCGCGTCTATGGGTGCCTCTAGAATCTGGAACAAATGCGCAGATCCACTTTTTCTTTTCCGCGCCAGCCTGCTTATAGCCTAGAAGATTGCCGCCGTTAGTGGCTCCGGTTATTTCCGTTTGAGCAATTCTCTTAGCGCGAACCTTAGAGAAACCGGCGTAAAGATCTCTCAACTCTGATACAGCTTCAGAAAGAGGAGATCCATCGTCATAGACTCTTTGGATAATTCGCTTGACCTCACTATAAGTGTGGTCAGAGATACCTGTAATGCGATTATGGAATTTATCAAAAACCTCTTGCACTAGAGGATTATGTAGATCAAATGATCCTTCGATAGCTATCTCTGTAAAAGAATCTGCTGCTGCTTTCTCAAGATACCTACGAATGATCGGATCCATCGCTTCGTGTAGTAAATCCGCTTCTTTTATTTCGTCAAAGATCCTTGTTGCCGCATCTCCTACATTAGGAGATGGGGCTTTCATAATACAACGGCTCCAAAGCAAAGCTCGAGAGATCTCATCACCAAAAGAGATATCTTCAAGATTCTCGATTATACGATCAAGTTGACTATCGAAAAACTCCTGTAGGATCCCTGTTAAGGTCTTCTCTCCCGCTTTTACTTTCTTATAAAAGATCTCCCACTTTTTATAATCGGGATCTCCTGACTTAAAACGCGAAGGCAATTCCGTCTTATCATCAGGAGATCCCTGAGCAGGTTCCTTTCTTAAAGATCCATCTATTTCATTAATAGGATCCAGTCCAACATTTTCACGAGCTTCATTAAGAGAACTAACGCCAGAGTTATATATATTAAGAACCCTGGTCACGCGCTCATTCTCATCTTCTTGTAGACCTAGAACCTTAGACCTGTCATAATGGATCCTGTAATCTTTTCCGAATCTATTACGAACTAATTGGAGATTTATCGACTGTTCAATCAAGCGTCTAATAGGTTCGCACGTACTACGTTCATATATCTGGTCTTGCTTATTAGCGTTAGCGTAAGTGGCTCCGTCTAAGATACCTATCTTAACCGGCGGGACTCCGTAAGCAGCAAGAACCTCTCTCATAACCATATCGTCAATTTCACGTGGCACGAGATCCTTTATGTCAGGGCTAACACGAGTGATTGAAGCTCCCTTCTCTACGATGAGGGAGTTAAAGCTTTCGTGCCTGCTATAGAAACGCTTAAGAACCTTACGCGCCTGTTCCTTTTGGTCAGGATCCAAAGCGCCTGGTACCGACATAACCAAACCTGGAGTAGCGTTATTTTCAAAGAAAGCGTTTAAGTAATCGTTGAGAGAGATCTTAGTCAAGATAGTCTTTTTTATCGTCTCTGACGGTGGGAACCCATAAAAGTCACCGGTGGGGCTGGATAGCTTAACGTGAACCACATCATCGAAGGCTAAATTGGTCTTTATTCCTTCATTACTAGCTTCGTATCCCACAAGTCTTCCGTCAGAGTCTACATTTATCTTGATCCAATCTGATCTGCACGTGTATAGCTCTTTACCAGTTGGATCGTAAAGATAGTATCCATTGCCGGTGCCAAGTAATAGAAGGACCACCCTTTCTGTTAATTGCTCCCAGGTCTCAGAAGGATTTGGAGCTTCTAAAAGATCCACTAATGGACCTTTATCAATCGTTACCCAAGAAGATATTCCCGCTACGCTTTTACGCTTTTGGATTAAGACAGGGGTTGAGGATACATCTCTGGCAATAGCTCGCTGGGCAGAATAAGCATAGACGTTAACCAAGAACACTTTAACGTGAGATCTCTGGTCAGTATCATGAGCGACAGACTCTTGCCCCTTGGATCCATCGCTGACAATAATCTTACCTACAGGATTTTCCTTAAGGATCCATCGAATTAAAGATTGCTTAATCTTATCTCTTAGTTTCACCTACATCTTTCTTTCCTGCCTTCTTCAATCCATACTGATCACTTATTCTCCAGACTGGAAGCTTGGAAAGATCCTTAATATTAAGTAACCTGCACATACTTATTAAGGATTGTCCCGTGAACATTATTCCACTGTTTTTAAAGATAGGTATCTTTGGCATGGAGTAACCTGCTCTGATTACTATGTCGTATACGTCTTTTGCAATACCCATCGTTAAGCTCCAGTAATATACGAACCTGTGCCGTATATCTTTGTTCCTATATTAGCGTAATTAAAAGCGTGGTGATAGTGATCGGCCTTAGATCCCTCTTCCCAAGAATTTCGTGGAGATTGGCCCTTTCGCTCTATCTTTATTCTGGTGGCCGCAGTCATCTGATCTACAAAATCAGGTATCTTAGAATAATTCTCCGGTAAGATAAAGCGACCTTCTATCCAACAAGCAAGCTGATCGTCTAACGTAGATGTTTTATTAGCCCTTATAGTCATCGTTTTATCGTCTACAACGATAGACTCCTTGGCCGTATAGGGGAGAGTATACCAGCAAGCATAAGAATTCGCGTGGGTATCCGTAAAATTCTGCACCTCTCTGGTCTCTGGCATAGCGTCAATAACTCCGGTGCTTACACCGTACCGATGCCAGAGCAAATGAAGATCGTCAAAATCTTTAACGGTTCCTATATAAACTGTCCTGTATACTCCACGATAAGGTTTAAGAATAATAATATTAAGCAGGGATCCAACATCGCACCCTAAGATAGTTGCGCTATCGGCGTCAGGCATAAGATAGGTATCTTTGCACTTAAATAAGATGTCTTTGGATATTGAATCCCCGCACTCTCGAAAGGGTTTGCCTAAAACGTTATTGAAAAATCGTTGCCTTTTAGTGGCGTTACCCCTGGACAGGATCCACTCTTTATACAAGGTATCCACGACACTTATGTCTCTGTTATCCGCAAAGAGCTTACTTATAGCATATCCAGAAGCATCGGCGCCAGGATTGGCGGGAGTCCACTCACCGGGGATTAAACGATTAAAGAACTTACCGCAAGACGAGCAAGGAACTTCGTCACCTTTCGCTATAAGAACGTTATCGTCCTTATCTATAAAGTGCGTGAACCAATCTAGCTCCTGTCGTTCTCCGCACGAAGGGCATTCAATAAGCCACCTCTTCTGATCACTAGACTTATATAGCTCCTCTATCCCAAAGCCGTCTATAGTAGGATTGCCAAAGCGATAAATATAAGGATCCTCAGAAGATCCTATCCTATCATAAGAGTATTCCAAATTCGTAGGATCGCACTTGTCATACTCATCAATAAAAAGCACGTCCACCACCTTAGAATAAAAAGCGGTCTTGGAGTTAGATCCTTCAAAATAAGCAGTCGTGTTAAAAATCTTCTTAATAGCCGTGGCCGATGGATCCATAGATGACAGCTTATATGCATTAGAATAAAATTCAACTCCCTTAAGAAGGGGATTGATTCTGTCAGCGACAAATTCATTCCTATCGCCTTCAGTTGGCATCGTATAAAGCACGCGCCTTTTTCCGTACAGGTGCCTGAATAACTCGACTACGGCCCACTCTGTTATGCCGACCTGGGAAGATTTTCTAACTATAACATCCCTAGAGGTATCTTTGTAGATGGCGTATTGCCAGGGGCGGTTAACAAAATCCATTCCGCTATCCCTGGCAGAGCGATGATAATAAGTAGCTAGCCAAAGAGCCGGGTTATGGATCCTAGCATCTTCGTACGCTAATATATCAATATCTATAAGAGTCTCTGATGTTTTTTCGGATACGTTCAAGATCCGTTTCTTTCATATTCCTAAGGTCATTAACTACGTTAACCGTTGGAGAGGTATCCCCTTCAACGATGACTCTATCTCCATATACTTTCGGCATGATTTTAGATAGCAACCACTTTCTAGCTTCGATCCGCAACTTGCGGTGAGATACGTCTCCACCGTCTACGTTACCTTTATCCGTAGTCCGTGGATCCATATCCGCTATCTCCATTATCTCGTTGGCCATATTTTCAATAAAAGATAACCTAGCAGACTGGTACTGTATTGGATATTCAGTTTCTCCTTGTTCTGGCTCGACCTTACGGATCCATAAAAGAAAGGCATCTATACCAACGTTATTTTTCAGACAAGCCTGCCGACAACTATTATGCCTCATATCCTTTAGCACGGCTCTTATAATTTTGCGCCTGTCTTTATCGGTTTGGCCTTTTCTTCCAATTCTCATCATTAGCTCCTTTCGCCAGCAACTATAATAAAAGTAGAAGAGATAGTCCAGGACTTTTTTTATGGCCTGGACATAGCTGGTCTAGTCGGCCTAGTCGGCCTAGTCATTTAGGACGCCACCACCGATTAAAGATACCTATCTCTGGACTTAGATGGGCTAGTACCCTATAAACTCTAAGAGAAATTATATTCCAAAAAGCAACCTAATTTAATAATGACTCTAATTCTATAGGTACTAGACTTTACTAGTCCGGCCTAGTAGGGCCTAGACCTAATGAATTTTTAACCTATTAAAAGACTTGGACTTAGCCCCTCATTTTTTTTTATTTTTTAGCTAAATAAAGCTGGACAATCTGTCGATAATTAGCTATATATAGACGTAAGTTATCATTAGTTCTTTCAAAACTTAATCGTTTACCAACGCGCCGAGAGCAGAAAACGGCTTCGCGGAGATGGCTTGAGGGCACGAGAGTGCGGGAGGCCAGGCCGATGGATCTTTCAAATTAGGGTTCCGTCTATATAACGGAGCAACCCTAACGCTTACTAAATCGGCTACCGGATCTGACGTTAGGCGCGTATCGACCTAAGAGAAAAATCCCTCTATTATATAGTGAATCTCAAACCGGAGGTTTTTATGCTAAAATATAAACGACAAAGGAGTGAGCACTTCGAAGATCTCTGCACTGCGACACGGACGCACAACGAAGATAACGACTGCGGTGTTAAGGCGCTAGCGGTCTTAGCAAAGGTATCTTACGAAGACGCGCATTCAGCTCTTTCTCTTTGCGGTCGTATAAACCGGCGCGGTTGTTCGACGTTTCAACTTCGAACCGCCTGCCGATTGTTAGGATACGATCTGCAAGAGATAGATCCCTGGGAAATGATAAAGAAGTATCGTGGATCCTATCCGTCACGGTTATGCGGAGTGACCACGTATCACCCTAACAAGTTTCCAGAGGCCTGGAAGGATGGCGAAACCTATTTGCTATTCACGAGAAGGCACGTAGTAGCCGTTAAGAATGGCGAAACGATAGATTGGACAACTAATAGATCCCTGCGTGTTACTTGGATTCTTAAAGCAATAAAGATTAACTAAAAAAAAAGGGAGTGCACAAATGACTAGCGAAAAGATTACCGAAAACGAGCGGCAGGTTATCATTAACATAGCCGAAAACGATTATAGCGCTGGCGATCCCGCAGATCCTATTTGGGCTAACGCTATAACTGAAGGTCCATATCGAAAAATCAAGCTTACGTCTATACCAGGCATAGCTTCCTCTCTGTATAAGAAGGGCTTGGTAGAGACTACAGGCACAGGGAGAGACGCAGCGATTATGTTAACTCGTAAAGGCCTTAGGATCTACGAAGAGATCGCGGAAACCTCTCCCGAATACGAGAGGCGCCGACTTTCTTATATCAGGCGCTCCTTAGGCCGCTTGACGGATGAACACTTTGACGTTGAAACGATAGTAGAGATACTATCCCGGTATAACGCCGGTCTTTGGACAGAGGACAAGGTCGCTTTAGAAGCGTTTAAGCCTGTTGGTATTAAAGGATCCTTTACGGTAGAGGTAAAAGGATTTAAGAAAGATACCTATCTCACGGTTAACTATCAGTTTTCTGAATACGGACAGTATAACAACTTTTACTACGAGGTGCGATAATATGTTAATCCAAAAGAATTCTGGCACGATAGTAATCCCGGTTCCTACCGGTGAAAAAATAGCTATCGAAACCGATGGATACGCCACAAGCCATTATGTCGGCCCGATCTGGGTAGTCATTAAGGATAACAAGACTACCGTATATACTCTAAGCACAATCGGTCATGTAATACTGGAAGGGATAGCCCATGATTAAAATAAAGTTTGGCGGTAAGATCCATCTTGCCAATGCTCCTCAATCTTATACGACTATCTGCGGCCTGCGCCTTAATGGCGTAGCCGCAGCAAATTATAACCTGCCCGATTTAACCGGAAAGGAATGTGCACGATGTCTAGAAAAAGAATCATTAGCAAAAAAGGGGACACCTTCGAAATAATCGGGGGCATAACGCTCTATATAAAAGAAGGCGTTAAAGCTAACTACGCGGAGATATTTCAGAACGATGATTTTATCGGTAACTTTAGGATCTCTCGTAAAGCGGACGTTTCCTATACCATGCACGAAGGCGCAATTGCTAGTCAGATAGCTGTCTCTAACGGAGTGCTTATAACGATAACAGATGACGATACCATCGTTTACTTAACGTTTACCGATAACGACAGCTATAATGATGTCGGTGTAGGTGTCGAGAAGGGGAGAACGAAATGATTATTATAGAGGCCCAGAAAACGTTGACAGGCGTGCGGTATGAAACGCGCCTGGGATCATTTACGCTCTATCGTCAAGGATCTAATACCGTTATATTAGAAGTAAAAGACGTCGAAGGGATCTCTATAGCAGAGATACCTATCCACGGGCCGGCGCCGCTTAACGGCGATCTGGTCTTAGCTATCCGTGAAGAGAATCCTGGCCGTATTTACTACGAGCTTGCCAACGGCGCAGGGTTTTACGTCCTGTCTTCATCATTCGGTATAGAGTTTGACACTATTAAATTCGGGAGGTTCCTATCAAGCAGCTGCTAGATCTTAAGCGGAAAGGATCCCTTAACTACCGTGACCAGAGGCTTATTATTTTCCTCTGGTCACGTACGTATAAGGTAGAGCCTTCAAGATACCTATCTGTCGAGTGGATGTTAAATGATCTTATAGAAGAAGGAGTGAGGTTATGAATGGCGTGAGAATGATTGACTTATCGTCTCCAGAACCTAGTGAGGTTATTCTCCGTGATGATGACGGCAATACCATATATGAAGATTACCTATCGCCGGCGGTAGAGGCCGGGCTGCTACCTTTTATCGTGGAAGGGATCCTTATCATACCCCACGATGGAGAGATACCTAAAGATCCTAAAGAAGTTACGGTATACATCACTCTTAAGGAACTTCGCTTAGATACCTATCTAAAGACTGCCGTTAAGTTCCTTAAGGATGATAAGCGTGAAGAAGTAAGGAGATTTCGTGAGCAGATTAACTAGAGCATACTATTATATAGCTCTTACCTGTTGCTTGTTGTCTTTGGCGGGATCGGTTTTTCTATCGTTCGAAGATGACGGCATTGCGATAGTCCTGCTAATAATAGTAGAGCTAGGACTTACAATATCACTGCTAACCTTTTTCTTGGGAAAAAAATCATGACTAAATTAACCATAGAGATACCTGACTCCATCATGACGATCTTAAAGGCGGCACCTTTCGATGCACCTATCGAAGAGGTAACCCTGTATCTTATTAAATTCGCGGCAAGATACCCTCTAACTAAAATGTCGCCAGAGGCCGTTAAGGTTTTTTGCCGCTTGCACGGCATCGACCATGATCAATTATTAAAGGATCTTAAACATGAACTACCTGCCAAAACCCGGTAAGATACCTATCTTAGAGTTTAACCATAACTCAAAGACCTGGTATATTTACGAATCGACGTTCATCCCAGACCCTAATAAAGACCGCACCGCTTTAGGGATCCCAGGGCGGAATATAGATAAGGTCATAGAATTTTTAGAAGGCCACTACGGTAATGTTCTACTTCATAGGATCTTTAACCTCAACTCTGACACCGCTCTTATGGAGCTTTACAATGTATTACAAACTGAAGAGTTTAGGACAAAGTATATTCCGAAGCATCCAGATGACATATTCAGCTGGGCTTCTATTGATTCAGAGATACCTATCCCCGTGCGAAACATAGAACACGCTGCCGCCAGGATTAATATGATAGCGGCAGAGAGGGGATTTATATTGAGCGGAACAGAAGGATGGATCTTACAAAACCTAAGAGCGGAAGGGGAGTCTAATGAAACTACTGATTGACATACCGGAACCAATATGGGATCTCTGGAAGATCTACATAGAAGAAGATCCTGTCTCTGGCGCTAGTGATCTTTGGTTTGAAGCGTTGCAGGCGCTATTAACCGTTGATCTCAAAAAGAATCCTGTGGAACTGGCTAAAAAATACGTAGAGATGCCTAACAGCAAATTACGCGAAGGACTGAGCGAGTTGATAGACAGGAACAAATAGCGGCTAGTCACCGTGCACAAAGGGAGAGTGGGTCTTATAAATAAAGGCCCGCTTTCCTTTACTAGAAAGGAAGTATAATGCGTAAGCTCGTTGTAGAAATCCCAGATGAATGGATACCTATCTTAGAAGCAACCGCACAAGATCTACCCATCGAGAGTCTGATAGAAGAACTTACATGTCAAGGCTTAAGGCTGTTAGTCAAAGAGGCTTTAAACTGTGGAGATCCTGCCAAGGCGGCATTGGAATTAGAGACTGTTGGCGGCGGGGATCTTATTAGAAGCTTGTTAGAATTCAACCCGATGAAGAGAGGATGCTTTTAATGATTATAGCAGGAGCGGGATTGGCAGGCCTCTTAGCGGCCAGCCAGTTTCCCAACGCCTATATAATAGATAAATCAACCGACACGATTCTAAGATACCACAAGGCTGTTTTACGGTTCCGCAGTTCTGCCATAGGTGACGTCTTAGGGATCGAGTTTGAACCTGTCACGGTTTACAAGTCAATATATTATAAAGGAAAGGCCTATGATAAACCATCTCCAGCGTTTATGAATCTTTATAGTCAAAAGGTGTCCGGTGCTGTAATAGAAAGATCCATAAGACATCTGGATACGGTGCAAAGATGGATAGCGCCTCTAGATTTTCACGAGTCTCTTATACAAAGGTTTCGCTCAAGGATCCATTGGGGAGAGTCTCTTGAATCTGTCAGCAGGGAAAATGAAACTATTATCAGCACGATACCGTTACCATCTGTCCTTGATATTTTGGAAATAGAACACGATAAAGTATTTAACTTTCTACCAATTACGGTGCTCAGGTTAAAGATACCTAAGGCTAAAGTATATCAGACGATATACTATCCCGATAACGCTACTAATATATACAGAGCCTCTATAACCGGAGATCTGCTAATTATAGAGGCTATAGGTAATGAAGGCGTTACAGACGAGGAGCTTTTTGAGGTCTTAGAATCTTTTGGGATAGAGTCGATAGACTCTTATGATCATGGATCTCAGGAATTTGGAAAGATAAAATCAATAGATCCATCGTGGAGAAGGAAGATGGTTTATACTTTAACTAAAGATTATAGGATCTATAGTCTTGGGAGATTTGCTACATGGAATAATATTTTGCTTGATCACGTGTTAATGGATATCTATAAAATCAAAAAGCTAATCCAGATGGATAGCTATCAACTGAAAGGATTTAATCATGGCCTCTAAGAAGAAGAACACAAAGAAGTGGACCCAAGAGGTTCTGAACGAACTGACCGTTGCTGAACTGGTCGCCCTTTATAACCGCCTTACCGGGAAGAAAGTGAAGCGGATAGCTTCTAAAGCTCTTGCCGTTAAGAGAGTCCTGGCCGCTCAGATGACTGTTCCGAAGCCAGAGAAGGCTCCTAAGAAGGATGCCGCTCCTAAGGTAAGGATCCCTGCTAGAGGTGCCAAGAAGTCTCCTAAGAAGGTAGACGGCTTGCCCCTGCCGCACCGTAGAGAGAAGGGTGAGAAGCGCCGTAAGCGATTGCCGGTTCCGAAGGGATACGATCCTTTCCTTGCTCAACGTACTCGTAATAGAGTTAAGGCCGATGGCGTTGAGTATCGTTCGACATATAAAGCTTTCCAGGAGCTTGGACTTGACGAAAAAAAATGTGAGAAGTTTCGCAAGGATCTTAAGATGGTCGGCAAGTTAACTTTTGAAGGTGTGAAGTTTGAGGTGGTCTATGACTCTAAATGAAATAGTGAAGGCCATCAGCCTTCTAGACGAACGTCAAGCTGTAGTGGAAAGGATAGAAGAGGAGTTAAAGGGTGCGCGTGAGCGTGCCCGACTCCTTCGTGAAGAAACTATCCCTTCTATGATGCAGGAGATAGGTATCTCTAAACTCACTCTTGAAGATGGTAGAGAGGTATCTGTCAAGCAGGATGTATACGCCAGGATCCCTGCCGAGAAATATGACAAAGCCATCTTATGGCTTCTTAATAATGGGCATGGATCTATATGTCGCGCAGAAGTTAGCCTTTCATTTCCGAAAGGCGAAGCTGATGAGGCTATAAAGCTGCACGGTGAGTTACATGAGCGTAATTACAATTCTGTATATAAAGAAAGCGTACACCCACAAACGCTTAAGGCCTTTCTTAAGGAGCAAATAGCTAATGGCGCAGATGTTCCGTTAGATCTGTTCGGCGCCTATCCCGTGTGGAAAACAAGAATCAAGTAAGGAGTTAATTATGGCTAGCAAGAAAACAGAAGTCGCCACTCGTAAGACGGCAGAGTTGATGGATCCCTCTATGTTCGAACACGATGCCGGAAAAGGAATGGAGAATGCCGATAAAGATAGCTATGCTATTCCTTTTCTAGTAGTTCTCCAAGGACTCTCTCCTCAGTTGGACACCGTAAAGGGAGCAAAGCCGGGTCTTATCTGTAATACAATTACCGAAGAGATCTACGATGAAGTGCGCGTGATCCCCTGCGCCTTCCAGCGCAAGTATCTTCGCTGGACTCCAAGAGAGGCTGGCGGCGGTTATAAGGGATCATATAAACCTTTCGATGTAGACTCCGGTGAAGTGGCTTACGATGTTAATGATGACGGAACTTTGGTCATGGAGAATGGTGACCACCTTAAGGATACGCGTGAACACTATGTGTTGGTAGAGGGATCAAATGGATCTTGGTATCCAGCGGTGCTTAGTCTTACATCGACGCAGATCAAAAAGTCAAAACGTTGGATGAGCTTGATCGGCGGTATCGAGATGGAAGGCGCCAATGGAACCTTTACGCCACCTAGCTTCTCTCACATGTACACGCTAACCACGGAAAAAGAGGAGAATGCAAAAGGATCTTGGTGGAGCGTTAAGATATCCAAACCTGAAGCGATAACGGATTTGGATCTTTATCATCGGGCAGGAAAATTTAATGCCCAGGTTAACGAAGGAGAAGTAAAGACACAGGAGCCTGAAGAAGAGGCTGCCACTGGATTTTAACCTTAATAGGGGAGAACCGATTTGGTTCTCCCTTATTCTATTTAAGGACTTATGCCCGTGAATAAAATACACCAAGCGGCAATAAACTACGTAGAGAAGGGGTGGTACGTATTCCCTCTGTATAGCGTCTTAAAAGACGGCACGTGCTCTTGCGGTAGGATCTCTTGCACTGATATAGGTAAACATCCTAAGACCCAAAGAGGCCTTAAGGATGCCAGCAGGGATCTTACTATTCTCGATAAGTGGTTTAATCAGGGATCTAAACCATCTAATATAGCTATCCTTACTGGACAAAAATCCGGTATTACTGTTATCGATATAGATATAGGAGATGGTAAATTTGGCGCGGAGTCGTGGTCTGAGATAGTATCTGAACATGGAGAACCTGTTACGTTGGCGTCTCAGACCGGATCCGGTGGAATGCACTTAATCTTTAAGTATAATGCCGCCGTAAAAACAGCGGCTAATTATTTAGGCAAAGGGATAGATACTAGGAACGATGGTGGATACATCGTGGCGCCGCCAAGTATCCATCTATCTGGTAAAGAATATAAGTGGATTAACGAAGAACCGCTGGCAGATCTTCCCGGTTATTTAGCTTCTAGAAAGGAACGTAGAGGCAGGCCACGAAAGGATGACTTGCATCGCAGCAAGTATACTATCGAACAGGTTGAATATATGCTATCGTTCGTTCCTGCCGATGACAGGGATCTCTGGAGATCAGTCGGCATAATCTTAGGACGCGCCTTTGATCGAATAGATGAAGCGTGGAGAGTCTATAACGAGTGGGCCGATAAGTGGAGCGGTAAACGTTCCCGAAATCACGATAAGATTATGCACGAATGCTTCTATGAGATATCTCAGCAGGTATCCGATTCGGAGTTAACGCTAGGAACGATAGTTAAGGCGGCTTTAGATAACGGCTGGGCGCCGAAGCAGGGAGAAGTTCCAATAGACAACTTCCTGTATTTTGCGCCTGGTAATAACTATATCTATAGGCCGACTAATAGCTATTGGCTAGGCGCCGCTGTTGACTCAGCGGTGTCTCCGGTTAATGAAGATGGTAAGATCCTTAAGGCTTCTGACTGGCTTAAGCAAAACCGTCTTATAACGTCTATGACCTGCGATCCTATCATAGAAGAAGATTACATTAAAGGTTACGACTACCGTGATGGTGAGATCATAACGGTAGAAGGCGCTGCGATGTTCAACTCTTATAGGAGGCCTGACATCGAACTGGGGGATCCTAGACTAGCTCAACCATTTTTAGAACACATAAACCTTATGCTCAATAGAGAAGGAGACGCCGACCAGTTTCTCAACTATATGGCCCACCGCGCCCAGAGTCCAGAAGAGAAGCCCAGATTTGCTTTACTTATATCAGGGCAGCAAGGAGTTGGAAAAGACACCGCTATTGAATTCTGCACTCCTGCGATAGGTATCTGGAACTTTGCAAACATAGATCCATCGGCGCTGGAATCGTCCTTTAATGAATTCGCGGCGGCGACAGTGGTTAGGATTAACGAAGCGGCCAATCTTCACGAAATGACCAAATGGGCATTTAACGAAAAGACCAAAGTGCTTATAGCGGGACTGCCTGACGTCTGTCAGATCAATCCTAAATACGGTCAAAAATATAGCGTCCGTATGCACTGCGGAGTTATAATTACCACCAACCATTTAGCTGAAGGCATTTATATACCGCCTGATGACAGGCGATATGATGTTATGCAAGCGGCAACTTTAGAAGAGATGGGCCTTAAAGATCCCTTTAAAAGGCGTGATTATTTCACTGCTCTTTGGGAGTGGTATCTTGATGATGGATCTTCGCACGTAGCCGCTTTCTTAATGGCCAGGGATCTTACAAATTTTTCACCTAGTAACGGGCAGCGAAAGACCGATGCCCACGCTACTATCGTAGCAGGTGGAATGAGTGGAGATCAATGGCTCGATGATATTCTTGATGAGCTTGGCAACCCTATAGCGGTAAGGTCGGATTGGATAACTACGAAGGCTATAGCTAATGGAGAGAAAGACGGTAATGTAAGAAGGCGCATGGCTCCATCGATGGGCCGACTAGGTTATTCAATGGTAAGGTCTACCGCTAAAGACGGCCGTTGGAGGATAGGATCTAAGAAAGTAGTGGTATATGCGAAGCCTGGATTGCCAGAAGACTGGGATCCCATAAACGAATTAGATAAGGAGCCTTTTTAATGACTGAAGAAATGTACGATGGAGTACCCATAAAGCCCGGTCGCTATGCTACTATCGCAACAGGTAGTATTATAGATCGCGCTTATCGTATTGCTGACTCTGACACAAAAAAGAAAGTGCTTGATGTTCTTAAGCACATAATCGCGGATCTTATTATGGAAGATCTTAGCAATAAAGGATAAACAAAATGAAAAGCTTTATGAGAGACATATTGTATTTTATGATTTGCGCCGCTTTCTTCTCTGCTTGCTTGATTGGAGTTTATTTTTTAATCACCTTTATTGAAAACCAAAATTGGCTGCACTAGAAAGGATCTTATTATGATAACGCAACTTTATATCAAGAGAAATAACGATGACGACCTGGAGGCATTTGCGCCATTAAGCAGTTTTATACATTATACTTGTTCCGGTTGTCGATATTCCAAGGCGAGGTTAAGCGGAGATATTATCAAATGCCACTTAGATCCTACGCCGGTAGATGTATCCTCAACGCATTTCTGTTCTCGATATAAAACGTCTGATCTAGAAATGGAAACGGCTAAGTTGGCCAGGGATCTTTGGATTAAGTCAAAGGAAGATGAACTGGAAAATATACAAGTAAAAAATAACTACGAAAGGAGACCACAATGAAAGTGGATCTTATTAACTATACCCAAAATGCGAAGGCCTTACTAGTATTCACTAAGAATGCTAGACTTGGCCTTGAACCTGGCCGCTTTAAGGATCTCGTAGATAAAGAAGATGATATAGATCTTAGTAGAGTCATATCGTCTATAAAATCTTCTTGGGAGTTTGTAGACTATACTTTTTGTATAACTGGGGTGTCCCGTGCCTTTACCCACCAGCTAGTAAGAACACGAACAGGATCCTATGCTCAGCAGTCTCACGCTTACGTAGAAATGTCTGAGTTTGATTATGTTCACGCTTCTGCGTTAACAGAAAGGGATCCTAGCTTGCTCAGATGGATCCAATACACAAAAGATTTATACAGGCATCTCTTAGATAGAGAGGATCTTAATATTGAAGATGCCAGAGGTATCTTGCCGACTAACGTATCTACAAATATAGTGGCCAAGTTTAATTTAAGGACTATAGCCCAGTTAGTAAAAAGCAGGCTGGGGCCGAGAAACACGAGCGAAATAAGATCTGTGACAGAGTTAATGATAGAAGAGATCTTAAAGGTTCATCCATGGGCTAAAGATTTTATATTACCCGTTAATGAGGTATCTATCTTAGAAGAGAAGATAAATAACTTGGACATTGAATATGAAGATAGACTATCTTTACTGCGATCAATCGATAAGATGAAAGGAATGGAATAATGTGGACTATACAAGACTTTTTCTTACTGGGAATGAAAAGAGAGATATCTACACTTATAAGCCCGCGCGGAGAACAGTTAAATCTTGGGGCTGGATTTTCTAACATAGAAAATGCAATAAACTTAGATCTTCCAGAATGGGATGCCACTAAAGATCCTATCCCGTATAACGATGAATGCGTTGATACTATCCACGCTTATCATTTTCTTGAGCATTTTACCGGAGAACAAGTTATAAAGATCCTTAGAGAATGTGAAAGGGTTCTAAAACGCGGAGGAACCATGAATATAGTCGTACCGCACAGGATAGGATCTTTAGCATTCCAGAACCTAGATCATAAATCATTCTGGACTGAAGACGTATATAACAATTTATTTTATGACGATACTTACATAGGTAATAGAGAAACGCCGTGGCTTTTTAACATTCGCGTTAACGTCATCATCGGGATAGCCGAAAGAAACCTGTGCTTAATGACCCAACTAGAAAGGATATAATAATGAGATGGCACACTGATTTTGAAGAAAGCGAAAAGATAGCTATCCCGATAACTCTTGATGATGAACCTGTAAATCTGTTCTTTCACAAAGAGTCCAGGAAACTTTTAACGATGCCGATGGACATGGAAGATTCTCCCGACCTTATAAGATCCTATACCGCTACTGATATATTAGCGGTTATCTTAAGAAGGTTCCCAGGAGCTTTGGCGTCTATAACCTTTAACGGTATTAGATGGCTTGCTATAGTAACCCTGGATGGGCCGGGAAAAGAATCTTATATAGGAAGTGATGAGGATCCTATCGCAGCTGTTATAGAGCTTTTAGAAAAGCTTAAAGGAGCTAGAAATGAATAACGTTTCAGAGATCCTGTCAGGTTTAGAAGATACCTATCAGCAAGAATATATTATACACGGAGACGTGCCGGCCACTGTTGCCAAACTAATGAAGGTTCTTTTCCCAAAAGGATTTGAGGATCTTAATGACGCACCGTCTTTAGAAAGGTTCCACCTGTTCTATCTTATGTGCGTTAATCTAGTTAAGCTATCTAGTGGGGATCTTTCAAGTCAAGCTAGTATCCGCCAAATTGCGCTAAACGCAATATCACTTCTTAATATCACTTCTAAGGAAACGCTATGGACAACTTAATGATTCTTGACCTAGATAATTGTATAAGCGACCATCGTCATAGAGAACATTTTTTAGTCGAAGGAGACTTTGAAAAATATAATTCGTTATGCGAAGATGACCATGTCGCTAATGAACATTTATGGAAAGACTACAAAGGTAAGATAGCTATCTTTACCGGAAGACCAGTTAAATGGATAGACGAAACAAAACGTTGGATGGCTTCTAAAGGGATTCCAGATAGATGCCTTATATTCATGCGCTCGACAGGAGATCACAGGCCTGGGTATATAATTAAAGAGGACTTCTTAAAATCTGTTCTTGACATTTTTAATATAGAGCAGGCCTATGATGATGATCCCAGAATCGTAGAGATGTATAAAAAATATGGCATCCCTTCAGAAGTGATATCCATATCTGAACGAATAGAGAGAAAGGATAAAGTAGAAAAGATACTCGATGATATGAAAAAGACCCATGTTCAACGCGCTAAAGAATATGGAGACTCTACCGGAAGAACAGCGAATCTTATGAAAGCCATCTTTCCTGACGGCTTATCGTTAAAAGGCCATCAGAGTTTCGCTCTGTTCCACCCGTTCTTTCTTATCTGCGTTAAGCTAGTAAGGTTCGCTAATAGCGGCTTTGCTCATAAAGATAGCATCCACGACATAGCTGTATACGCCGCGATGTTAGAATCTAAAATGAAAGACGAGTAAAAAAAATGAATGCAATAATATTTGACTTAGAAACTACCGGATTGCTTAAACCTCAAGTAACCGCTATAGAAGAGCAGCCCCATATTATTGAGATAGGAGCTATCTTTATCCAGGATGGAGACGTTCGTGGAGAACTTAGCCAGCTTATTAACCCAAAGATACCTATCCCTGAAATCATAACAAAGATAACAGGAATAACTGGCGATGATCTCACGGGAATGCCAACGTTTAATGAGTATCTTCCGCAACTTGAAGACTTCTTCTATGACGTGAATATGCTTATAGCTCATAACGCTCCATTCGATATCGGCGTGCTAAAGGTAGAGCTAGAAAGAAGTGGAGTCTTAGAAACATTTCCAATACCGCCGATAATAATAGATACCATCCAAGAATATAAAGAACCTTATGCTAAGTTCCCAAAAATGACGGAGCTATATAAAAAGTTCCTTGGCAAGGATCTTAAGCAGAGCCATAGAGCCTTAGACGATTGCCACGCGTTACTAGAAATACTTGCCAGTCAAGAATTCTTTAATATAGGTGAAAAATGATACAGCTTAGAATACGCACGGAGTACAGTTTTGGAAAAACATTCGCTCCGATAGAAAAAGTTATAGATCGCCTTAAAGGTCTAGGAACCTCTCACGCTGCAATTGTAGATGGGTCTACCTGGGGGCACGTGGCTTGGAATAACGCTTGCATTAAGGCGGGGATCCATCCTTTATTTGGCGTTGAGATACCTATCTGCGATGAAGAAGAAGCTCCCAAGTCTATGTGGTTCTTAGCTAAGAACCAAAGAGGTCTTTCTGAGATGTATAGGTTTAATAGTAAGGCTTATACTCAGAAGGTACAGACGTATAAGGGATCTTTACCAAGGCTATATCGTAAAGATGTTATGGATATGTCAGACGATATAGTTGTTTTTGCAGGATCTATGCTTGATGGATCTTTCCTTAAAGAGGTTGGCGCTTACATAGACCTTTCTCCCGATAGCTTAGTGATGACGGCTAAAAAAAGATCTATAGCGGAAAAGAATGAACTTAAGCTAGTTGGTATATCCGATAACTTTTATTCTGATGTTCATGATAAACATGTATATCAATTAGCTACTAAGAGTCTTGGCAAATCCAGTCCTCAACATATTCTTGGATCTTTAGAATACCAGGACACAGCCTTAGAGATAGCTGAAGGCTGTGAAGGTGCTACTATTCCAGTAGCGCCTGTTTTATACGTCGATGGAGACCTTGAAAAAATGTGCCGTGACGGAATAGTCAAGAGAGGTATCTCTTGGGATGATAAGTATGAGGCTAGGCTTAATAAAGAATTAGAGCTTATCTTATCTAAGAAGTTTGACAGTTACTTCATTATCGTGTCTGATATGGTTAAGTTCGCCAAGACTAAAATGCTTGTCGGCCCCAGTCGCGGATCTGCCGCTGGATCTCTCGTTTGTTATCTTACGGAGATAACTGAGATAGATCCTATGCGGCACGGTTTATTTTTCGAGAGGTTCATCACGGAAGACAGAACGGATCTTCCTGATATTGATCTTGACTTTCCAGATATTAAGAGGCCATTGGTATTTAAATATATGGCTGATAAATACGGGATTGATAACGTTGCCCATATAGGAACGATCACAAAATTTAAGCCAAAGTCAGCTTTAATCCACGTAGCAAAGCAATTAGGAGTCCCGCCTAGTGAGACGGCTCCGGTTAAAGCTGGAATGATTGTAAGACGCGGAGCCGATAGCCGTGCGTCAGCATGTCTTAAAGATACCTTAGAGACTACTGACGCTGGTCGTATTCTATTAGATAGCTATCCTCAGATGATATACTCCGCTGATTTAGAAGACCACGCATCTCATACCGGAGTCCACGCGGCTGGTCTTATCGTCTGCCAGGATGAGATAACTAATTATGCCACGGTAGACGATAAGGACATTGCTCACATAGAAAAAAGAGCGGCTACTCAAATAGGTTTACTTAAAATAGATGTATTAGGTCTAAGAACCCTGACGGTGTTAGAAGATTCTGGCATTGATGTAGATTGGTATAAGTTATCTTTTGATGACTCTCTGGTATATGACGAGATCTTTAATAAAAGACGCTTCTGTGGTATCTTCTCTTTTGAATCTGATGCGATGCGATCTTTATGCAGGCAGCTTACTTTTAAGAGTCTAAGTGATATTGATGCGGCCACGGCGTTAGTTCGTCCTGGGCCCTGGGGCTCTGGAGTTACTGATATATATATAAGACGCCAAGATGGGGAACCCTATGACGTTCTTCACGAAAAGGTAGCCGATCACATGAAAGATACCTATGGAGTGCCGGTATACCAAGAGCAGACGTTAGCTATCGTTAGAGAGATAGGTGAATTTTCGTGGGAAGATACCCATAGCGTCAGGGCGGGTATCTCTAAGAGTCAAGGTGAAGAATATTTCGTGCCTTATCTAAAGCAGTTTATTAAAGGAGCTAAAAATAAAGGTCTATCTGAAAAAGATGCGTTAAAAGTGTGGGATACTATCTGCACTATGGGCTCTTGGCAGATGAATAAGGCTCATACCAGATCTTATGCCGTGATATCTTACTGGACTGCGTGGCTAAAGGTCCATCATCCTTTAGCCTTCGCGGCATCTAGCTTACGTAATTCTAAGGGAGAAGAAGAGTCCATCTTATTTTTAAGGGAGCTTAAACGTGAAGGAATAAATTATGTACCATTTGACTTAGATAAGAGCCGTGAGAATTGGGACGTGATCGATGGAACCTTATACGGAGGGTTTACCTGTCTTAAAGGGATAGGATCCATCACGGCTAAAAAATTGATTAAAGCGCGTGATGATGGATCTCTCACTAAAAAACAGATTAGCAGTATTAAGCACGCCTATAATCCATACGACAACATTTTTCCTTTCCATACTGATTATGGAGACGTGTACGAGAACCCAGAAAGATACGGTATAGCCTCTAAGGTGTACGACATATCTGATATAGGGTATGAGGGCGCCGTGCCTCATGGTCAATCTAGAGTATTTATGGGAGAGCTGCTAAATAAATCTCAAAACGATTATAACGTGGATCTTAAGCACGTTAAAAGACGTAAAGGAGTCATGCTTGATGGACCTACTGAGTATCTAAACTTTCGCGTAAGAGATGATTATGCAATACTAGGTTGTAGGATAAGACGCTATGACTTTATTAAAATGGGCGTGACTTTAATGAAGCTTCCTAATGGAACTAAACTGTTAATCAGGGCTAAATTCTTTAACGGGATCCCTTGGGGATTCGTGACAAACTGGAGGATATTAGATGAAGTCGTCAGAGAGGCAACAGTGGAATCTAATAAGAAGGCATCTGCCTAAGATTAAGGATAGGTTCGATAGAGTAGAAAGCCAAGTAGTTCCTGGCATGCCAGATATAAATTATTGTATCGATGGCACAGAAGGCTGGATAGAGCTTAAGCATCCGGTAGAACCTAAGAAAGACAGCACGAAGTTACTTGGAAGCAAGAACCACAGTCTTTTACAGAGTCAAAAGAACTGGATCCATCGTCAACGTTTAGCCGGAGGACTGGTATGGATCTTATTAGCTACAGATAAACGCTTAATACTTATGGATGGATCTCATGCCGAAAACATAAACGAGTATAGCCTTTTAGATATGATAGCTTATAGCGAAAGAAGTTTCTTGAAAACTCTTAATCTACACGATTGGGAGATCCTACGAAGAATACTTAAATTCAGGATATAATTATGCAAGTAGAAGAACTACATAAAGAAGAAGGCGCAAGATCATTTTTAATGTTAGCCATCTTGCTTTTCTTGGCTATTGGATTGTTCATTGGATACCTGTATTATCCAGAGTATTTCATTGACGATGAAAGATCCTTCGAATATAATAAATTTGTCCCGTGGGATACTGTTTTTAACGCGCCTTATTTAATTAACGGTGAATTGCTGAGTCTTAATGATTCTCTCCGTCTGTCTAATGTTATAGGCAGTTCATTTCCGGGGACAGTAATTAAGAAGGTATCTTTGTCAATAAAGGAATGTAATTAAAGGAGACCAATATGTTTGTAGTATGGAATAAAAGAACAGATGAGCCTTTCTTTCAGTTAAACATGGAAGACTTAAGCATTCCTGTAATAAGCCATAAGGTATTTTTAACGAAGGCTATGACTATTGAGTATATGGTTAGATATTTCAGATGCGAGTCTAAATCCAGCGGCAAATTCAAAGAAGTTCTAAAATATTATGCGCCTAAAAAAGTCAAAGTATTTATTGATGGGTCGCATACGGAGAAAGAGGATTAAATATGAAAACCGCAAAAAAGTGCGCGAACTGCAGATACCTATCTAATGAAAAATCAATAGAGCGAAAAGATATAAGATACTATCTTTGCGAACTTAGAACGAATAAACTTAAGAATGGGGGCCGAGTCTATAAGCCTCTGGTGGGAACGTGTGAATCATGGAAAAAAGCGAAGGAAAAGGATGAAGTACAAAACTAAACCATACGCCCACCAAGCAGAATGCTTAGAGCGATTTGGTGGGAGAGAGGCTTATGCTTTATTGGCCGAGATGGGAACCGGAAAGACGTGGATTATTATTAACGATGCCGCTAACTTATACCTTCGTAATCTTTGTGATAGCATTCTTGTTTTAGCTCCTAATGGAGTCCACGTTAACTGGACAAGAATAGAGATACCAAAGCATATACCAGACGATATATCATATAAGTCACTGGCCTGGACGCGATCAAAAACAAAAACGTTTGAAAGGGAATATCAAGATCTTATAGAGTTTGACGGTCTTAAGATATTTACTATGAACTGGGAAGCTCTGCAAAGTAATAGAGGTATCTTAGCGGCTCATAAATTTGCTGACTCTTGTAAAAGACTTATGATAGTGTGCGATGAATCTGATAGTATAAAGAACCCAAGAGCTAAAAGAACCAAAGCGTTATTTAAGCTTAAGCAAAAAAGCCATTGGCGCAGGATCCTTACCGGCACGCCTATTAACAATAGTCCTTTCGATGCATTTAGTCAATATAACTTTCTTGATGAAGAGATCCTTCATTGCCGATCCTTTTATGCGTTTAAGGCTGAATACGCATTGCTTCTTAAACCTGGCAACCCTCTTTATGATTCTATCGCCGCTAAAACAAGATTCACTCCTCAGGTAGTAGCTAGAAAAAATGGGTTTCCAGTATATCGTAATCTAGATAAGTTGGCCAAGCTTATCTTACCGCACAGCTTTAGGATCCTAAAAGAACAGTGCTTAGATCTTCCTGATAAGATCTATAAAAACGTTTTCTTTGAATTAACTCCGCAGCAAAAAAGGATATATAAAAAAGCTCGTGACGAGTGCCGTATTATATTAGCTGATGAAGAAAAGCCAATTGAAAAATTGACGGCCATTATGAAATTAGCTCAGATAACAAGCGGCTTTTATATACATCCTTTCGCGGAAGACCCAGTGCGTATTGAAGGCCCAAACCCAAAGATAGGTATCTTAGGTGATCGTGCTCAGGCTATTACCGATGCCGGCAATAGCCTTATTATCTGGGCACGTTTTAGAGCGGAGATATCTGACATTGCTAAAGAGCTAAAACGCCGTGGTGTCTCTTACGTAGAATATCACGGCGGTATACCTAATAAGAACAGGGCAGAGGTAATAGATGCCTTTATGAATAAAGAGGCCCAGGTGTTTTTAGGAAATCAAAAAGCTGGTGGGAAAGGTCTAACTTTAACCGCAGCTAATTACGTGATTTATTTTAGTAATGACTTTTCTCTCAGTGGTCGATTACAGTCGGAAGATCGTGCCCATAGGATAGGGCAGGAAAAAGATGTCACCTATATAAATCTGATAGCCAAAGATACCATAGACGAAACTATACTATTAGCAATAGACTCTAAACGAAACCTAGCTGACCTTATTCTAGAACGACCTGATTTAGTGTAATTTTAGAGGCCTCTTGAATCTTCAAGAGGCCTTTTTTATGCCTTTAGGTCTAGTTTATCCTATACCGGGAGAACGTTCACCAGAGGCCTTCATAGAGGCCTCATTTTCGATATCTAGGCCTAATCTAGTATCGACTATGAGCCAGGAACGTCTAAAGATCGGCCACCCCTGTATAGGAGTGGCCTTAAGAAGAAGAGTGCACGAGCCCGATAGGTTACTATCGGATTTTTAGAACAGATAAACGTATCTTCTTTCACCCTTCCTTCCGTCTATCGGCCTGACCTTGATAAAGGCATCGGCCTTCATAGCATCTGATATCGTTTTGATTTTACTGTCGCCACCGTCAGCAGTTATATAATACATATCAGAGATAGCTATCCCTACATGATAAACGTGAGATCCCTGGTTAAAATAAAATACAAGACAACCAGCTTTACAATAAGTTATTTCTTTCGACTTAAATAGGATCCATAAATCGTGAGCCGTTCTATCGGTATTAAGGTATCCTATTGAACGTAAGCACTCGACCACTAAACCGGAACAATCAAATCCTTCTGGATTATCTCCACCCCAAAGATACCACCTGCCTAAATGAGATTCAGCTGTCATTAAGAATACATTTTTATCGTGTCTTTTACTCATTGCAAATAATCCTCACCATCGTCATAATAAACTTCTACTAAAGCTAATAATTGTAAGATCCTATCTGCCCTTTCGTTTACAACTGCAACGTTACCCGAAACCGTGTGGATCTCTGTGTAATCTTTATATTGTACTAACCATTCAATTGTGTCCGGATCAATATAAAGATCTTTGCTTTCATCGGCGTCAGATAACTTTATAGGTTTAGCCCACGACATTCTTATGTCCATCAAGATACTTTATCGCATCTGAGATAGCGTCCTTACCTGAAAATGGCACGAGCTTCTTTTTATCTGGATAAAGTACTACTGTTTCAGGGCCAGCACGTCCTTCCCTGTATTTATTAACTGAAAAGGGATCGTCAATTTTGTAACTCCCTGTTCGTATATTAAGAACCTGCCCTTTAGTGTCATAAGATCCCTGCTCGATAATCTCGTGGCCAGGATCGTGCTGATGTTCTAGCACGACTATATCGCACGCAGTTAGAAGCTCCCTCATCCGGTGATGGCTATTAAATTTGTTAAATGCTGACGTGAACCTATAGTTATGCTTCCAAAGAATTCTATAAGATACCTCTCTTAGGTTCAGCTTAATAAGTCCTCCACCTGGAAGATACGCTGGTTTAAGCCCTTTATACATCATAGCATCAGTATCTATCCCCGTTATCTTCTTGTCCATGGATCCATGGTTGCCACCAACTATAGCGATAATAGATGACTCCAATTCTTTTGTAATTATTCTTTCGAATTCCATTTGTATGTCGGCGGGATATAATTGATGTGATGGAGCTGTTTTATCCTTAAAAGAGGCCATAAATTTATCTGTCCAGTCGCCGCCCCTTCCAACGTATAACCTGGGATCTTTAGCTATATAAGATATGTCTTTGAAAAAAGCGTCATAATCAACGTAAGGGGATCCAATATGTACGTCAGAGATAAATGATATTGCGATAGGTTCCTTAGTATCTATAGTGATGTTAGCTTCAATTTGGCTTATATCGTGATCCCTTAGAACCTTTTGAGCACTTCTAAGAGCTTTATGGATCTTATCAAAATCATATTCTTTAAGATCCCTGCTGTCTTCCCATACAATTTTAGCTATTCTGTTTATGAAGTTTCCGCTTTCAGTGTAATCGTTTTCTTTTGCGATAGTATTTATTTTGCTCTTTATTCTTGCGTATCTTTTTCTGACTCCACCTGGACTTAATTTGACGTTTGGAAACTCTTTCTCAAGTGTCTTAGATATCATTAACCAAGTGTAATCAGTATCTTCTCGTAATTCGATCAATCTTTTTTCATAGATGTCTTTCATAGGTTCCCTATCTTTTTAACTTTATCCTGGCGACTTCTCTACCATGTTCATAGGCCTCTCTTATTTTTTGCGGTTCAAATTCTAATGTTCCTATATTTCTTGATTTAACTTGTAATATTGTTGAAGGTACGGATAGGTTCTTAAGGCCTAAGGCCAGGTCAGTTTGAAAAGTCTCATTAGTCTGTAGTCCTATGGCCCTTAAAGCTATTTCAAGTATGTTGCCAAATTGTTTTTTCTTCTTAGATCTTGGCTTCGGTGGAGATGCCAATAAGATCCATACGTGAGTAGCATACGTTTCTTTGACGGCATCGGTTAACGGAGTCACATTTCTTACTCCACCATCAACAAGAAGGTATCCATCAATAATTACGGGATCAAAACTGGCCGGTATACTTGTTGAAGCCAATATCCACTCCCTTATATTTCCAGAGTTAAGACTAGAGGCCGCTACATAGTTTCCGCTACAGAGATCCACCGTACCCACTATTAGCTTTCTATCACAATCAGCTACTTTATCGGGATCGACATTTTTTTCAATAAGTCTCTTAAGAGGTTTGTTATCATATAGACCTTTACGCTTCCAAGGCGGTAAAAGCGTCCAGATCTTTCTTCTCTTGCATATGTCATCGTTAGACCTTATTTGATTTAACCATATATCTTCTAAGAGATCCATCTGCTTTCGCAGACCTTCAACACCTATACCTTGAGCCAGACACGCGGCCTGCAGCGCACCAGTAGACACTCCGATTAAAGTTGTAGGATAGATACCTGCGTCAATAAGCTCCCTGCACATCCCCACTTGATAAGCTCCAGCGGCGCCTCCACCGGATAAAACCCACACGTGTTTTTCTTTACTTATATGCATATTACATTCCTATCGCAAAACCAATAGCGTACGATTCAAGGTTGGATCTATCCGTGCCAGGATCCATAGGCGAAGCGGTATGATAAGCCAACCAAACCCAATAATCAGAACCTATCTTTAATGCTGTAAAGATACCTGTAGAGTACATTCCATAAGCCGTGGCCGGTTCTCCGTTAACGGCTTCAAAATCAAGATCAAAGCCGCCCATAATTCCAAGGGTAAAAGATCCTATCTCGACATTATAGCAAGGTGATACTGACATAGTGTTTTCTCCTATATCTCCCCATGCAAGAGCAGATAGGTTTTCGCCCTTAATGGTTTTTAAGGCTCCTATAGTAGCATTAATGTTATCTCCGTAGGATCTCACTCCGGTATGTATTTGAGTGCCGGCGAAGCAAGAAGCGGATAGTAAAACAGTTAGAAGTATTATTCTCGTGCGCATAGTCATTCTCCTTAATTAAGGGCACCCCCACCGTGCTTTCGCGCGGTGGGGGCAGGGGGAATAAAAGAGGGATCTCATTTTGTCACGGTCTTTTTAGCTGCGTGTGTTACCTGCGCCGTTACATTCATTCCAAGAACCCATAAAACCAAATCGGCAGTAGTCGCTGGTACAGATAGGATCTTAGCTAAGACCAAAGCTAGCAACACAGATAATATCAAAGAGATACCCACCGGGGTGATAGGCCAATCTCCAGGCAGTCGTAGTTTAAGCCATTGCGTTATAGGCGTTATAAAAGCACCTACCAAGAAAGGCCAATACTGTTCTACACTCATGTTCTAATCCTCATTCCATCTAGTTAAATATTGGAAGTCCATTATCGCAGAGGTATCTGGAACCCTGAACAGCTGCGTAATGGTTCTTCTGGCTCCGTGTTCCGCTCTTATCGTGGCCTTATACCACGTAGAGTCATTAGTGAAATCACTGTTGGGGATCAGGTTCAAAGATACTACCCCACCGCTATTTGGAATTGCCTCCACTATGTCAGGCCAGAAGGCTAAAGTGTCGCCTATATAAAGCACGCTATCACCTGCGCTAAATAATTCAACCTTTAGCCTCGCTGACGTTAAGGGATCTCCTATTATGTCATTTATCCTCCATGAAACTGTAGTACGGTCTCCAGCATCTCGATACACCTTTAAGGTATCTGTTGAGGCCGCGCTTATGGTAAATGTATCTACTACTGTGGCAAATCCAGCTTTCGTTATAAACTTGACGTATGTGCCAGCATCAAGATTAAAGATAGCTATCCCGTTATTATTAGTAGCCGCTAAATAAGGAGTTGCGCTTTGCGCCTGATTATTAACGTATACATTAACCTGCGGTATCACACTATCAGTAGTCGCTCCAGTATCGAGAACAAGAATGTTAACGGTATAAGCTCCTGCCCCTGAAAGGCCCGTAACAGAAGATATCTGCATGTCGAGATACTTACCGAAGGTTCCGTCAGTGGTATACGATGAAGATAATGCCTGCCACACCGCATCACGCACGGAGTCCTTGTCTACTGACGCCGTGACGGATCCCACTGAGTCTCTGGCTAGACCGGCGATCTGCTCACGCACCGAGTCAGGTATCCAGAATGCCTGTTCATTCGTTCCCGATATAAACGCATTATAAACGTCAAGCTCAGAGTGAGTGCTTATCCCACTTACGTCAGCCTTGAAATTGTTCTCATTAGATCCGTCATTAAACTTCGCCCACGTTGCATCGGACACATCGGTGGGTGAGTGCGTAGAGAACCCTGTAGCCTTAAAAGCATCCTCATTAGTAGAGTTAGTAAAATACTGGTAAACGTCACCCGCGGAGTGCGTAGAGAACCCTGTCGCCTTAAAGTTATTAGCGTTGGTTCCATCTGTGAACTTAGTGTAAGTAGTTTCCGCTATACTAGTAGGGGTGAACCCTTCGTCTTCCATCATGGTTCTTATTGCCGTAGTGTCGGAACCGGCGTCAGCCTTAAAAGCATCGGCGTTAGATCCATCAGTAAACTTAGTGTAAGTAGTTTCTGCTATACTGGTAGGGGTGAACCCTTCATCTTCCATCATAGCTCTTATAGCGGCTGTGTCGGAACCTCCGCCAGCGGAAGATCCCTGATACGCTGATGTATCCTTAAGCATAAGACCTATACCGGAAGTAGCATTAGAAGTGTCGTAAGCCCAAATAGTTGCTGCCGATAATCCTGAAGCAGATCCCTGATACGCTGAGGTATCCTTAAGCATAAGACCTATACCGGAAGTAGCATTAGAAGTATCGTAAGCCCAAATTGCAGCAGCGGTAAGAGCCGTGGCGGCAGTTTGGGAAGCTTCGTACGCGAACTGCCCTGGAGTGTAGTGGTCTGCGGTGTCCTCATCGAGAACCTTATCAGCGATCTTATGACCAAGGCCACTATCGGCTATCGCCGCCGACACGTCCACGATCACGCTATCAGAGGCTGGATCAAAGGTGGATAAGCTCGCAACGTCAGCCATATAGTCAGCCGCGTGGGCGTGGATAGTATCTTCGATAGCCGCCATATCGGCATCGGTGATGCCAACGTCATTAGTTACCGAAGTTACTGCGCCTATAGTCAAGTCATCGATATCTATAGTAGTGTTGTCTTCGTCTAACTCCGTAAGAGTCCTTGCTACAGAAGACCACACGTCAGCGGCAGTATGGCTACTAAACCCAGTAGCCTTATAATCAGAAGCATTGGCGTTGATAGTATCTTCGATCATGGATGCCAGGCCTCCTGCCTCTCCAGCTGCGCTAACATCTACAAAGACGCTTTCGGCAGAAGCATCAAAGGTAGAGAACCCCGTGGCCTTATAAAAAGGTTTCGCTATATCGGACAAAGCTCCAAGAACAGAATCCCTGTAATCTGCGCTCCAAATATATGAGCTAAGAGTCCTCGTGCCTGCATCAATCCACACTTTATCTCCTATAGATACATCGGAAACACCGTCAAGGATACTATCTAACCTGGTATCGTATAAGGCTAAAGTTTCTCTGGCGGCAACTATTTCGTTATAAGCACTAGTGGCCTGATTATATCCGCTGTCAGCTGTGCTTTGGTGAGCGATCCAACTTTCAAACCACGCGCCGATTTCTGAGGTATCTACTGTTCCCGCCGTGTCAACATTCTGCCAGACGTCCGTTATATTAGCCCAGAGAGAGGTATCCCCAGAAAGAGCGCAGTATCTAATAAGATCAGCCATAAACGTGCCGGTAGCTGTGTCAGACACGAGACGGTTGAAGAGGCTGTCCATAATAGATGCCGCCGATAATCCTGAAGCGGATCCCTGATACGCAGCGGTGTCCTTAAGCATAAGACCTATACCGGATGTCGCGCTGGAAGTATCGTAAGCCCAGACGTTAGCCACCGTGGCTCCATAGTCGGCGCGGTTATAGTAGATAGTATCTTCGATGTCAGCTATAGAAGCATCGCTAATAGTAACGGCGTTAGTAACTGTCGCAACTGTACCGAAAGTGGTCGCATCGAGATCTATTGACATATTATCTTCATCGAAGTAAGTTAAGCCACGACTGGCAGATCCAAGAACGTTATATCCCCAAACGCCAGTGGCAATCTCTCCAGTAGTACCGGAGAGATCCGAATTAACTTCACTCGCTCCGATAGCGTCAGCCTCTATCTTGTCTGCTGTAATGCAGTCGGTAGCAAGCGCGGTTGCGTTGATAGCTCCCGCCGCGAATGAGGCCGTGGCGATACCAGCATTACCTACCCCACCAACATCACCGGATAAGTCTCCCTGTATGTCGGCGTTAATGTCGTAACCGTTTGCGCTGGATGTGGCTTGGAATCCGTCACCATAGTTCGATTGTACCTTGAAGCCATCGCCGGTTACAGGCTCGCCGCCGCCAAGGCCACCCGTGAATACAACAGCATCACCGGCTTGGTTAGTCACCTTCCATTGCTTCCACGATAACATAGTAGTAGAACCAAAGATACCTATCGAGTCACCGCTTTTGACGGTATCATCAGCAACGAAGGCATAGTCGGTTAAGGTATCTGCCATAATAGATAGCAACCCGCCATCGTCACTAGCGGCAGATACATCTACAAAGACGCTTTCGGCAGAAGCATCAAAGGTAGAGAACCCGGTCGCTTTATAGTCATCTGTATGGGCGTAGATAGTATCTTCTATTGTGGATGCTAATCCTCCTGCTTCTCCAGCGGCAGACACGTCTACAAGAACACTATCAGTAGACGGATCGAATAAAGAAGCTTCTTTAGCCGCCCAGGAAGATTGGCTTTGCACCGTATCTAAGATCCAGTCGGATGTTACATCAACTTCGTATGAAGTAAAATAAGGCTCAGAACCTTCTAGCACGTATCCCCAAATAAATAATGGTCCCGGGTCTTCTACCGTCAATGAAGCTGTCCACCAAGCTCCCTGCCTCGTGGCGTCTTCTGATAAAGTCGCTGAGTCCAGTATATTTCCCGATAACGCTGATATAACCCAAACACTACCGGAGTCTCCAGCATTAGAATCGTGAAAAATTTGAGCATTAAGGGTGGATCCCATAGCTTTCGGAGCGGCCCATAGAAAAAGCGCAATTAAGATACCCGCCGTAATAAGGCATATTTCCGAAGCTGTCCATTTTTCTTTTTTCATATTTATCTCCTCGATCCCCATTTGATTATATCGCAATAATTTACTGGCCCTATTATAAAACGCCTATTAGTTGCGGCGCACTCTAATTTAAGATAGGTATCTTTACAAAGAATACCGTTAGATTCTATGACAGATACGGCTTTCGTTTTCCCTCTAGAACCTATAGGGACGCAATGGCCGCAATATGGGCAAGATAGGTAATGAGTTAAGGGTTTATATGTCTCTGGGATAGACTCTATAAAATGTGCGCTATCTACAGAGATACTATCTAATGAAAACGCTTCTTCTGTCGCTCCTTGACCTTGACCTTGACCTTGACCTTGACCTTGCCCATAAATTAAAGTAGCTAACAACAAAGCCGCGCTAATAATAATCTTCTTCATCTTTTAATCCCTTTTAATATGTTCCATCTAGAACTTTCTCCTGTAGTTGGCGAAAGAACTATCGTGTCCGTGTAGGTATCCCAGTTAACTGTAAATTTTGTCGTTGAAGTGTCTCCATCATAGGCGGCTCCAAAGGTGAAATCGTTATATGAAGTTGAATCCGGATAATCACTAAACTCTTCATAATATTTAACTATTGGTTCTATAAGACCGTTAGCGCCTGTCGTGGTGTCCACGATAGTGTCGGAATAGTTATTTACAACCCAAAGAGAAGCTCCGTTAACCGGAGATCCATCCTTAAGAACTAATATGGATAATGTCCTTTGTAATCCTAGACTCAAACCAGAAAAACCTGGATAAAGGCTTATTAAACTATCAGGTTCACCTGTTCCGGTATAAGTAACGTCTTTGACATAGTTATAATATCCAAGGTTCCCTTCACCATAACCAGCCGGATGATTAACCGCTGTATAATGAACTATAGAGGTATCCGAGACAAAAAACTCTATAGTATCGCCATAACACCGATTCATAAATTGACTGCACCCGTCAGAAGATCCAAAGGTATAAGCCCACTGGGGAGTCTTGATATAATTATATCTGAAGTGTATGTCATAGTCTTCCGGTTTATACTCAGCGGAGTCTCCGTTATCATCTACGTTAAAAGCTAACCCAATAAATTCTTGGTGTCCCATTGTTAACGTGCTGGTTTTAGGTACTATCTCGTGGTAATTATTTTCATATACGAAATTACTATCTTTACCACGTGAGCTTTCTACGTCAGGACTGGCATTCCATTTAAGCAACCATGAATTTGGCCCCCAGGCAGAATCAGAGTTAGTATCTCCAACTTCAGCTATAAAAGTGTTATGATGAACCCAAGCGTCTTTATTTCCGTATCTAAAAGTTGTCGGTTTAGCGTATAGATCTAACTGGTATGATGGATCTACGCGAAAGTGCACCTTGACATAGTTGCTATCTATTTGTACTACGCTATCGGCATTAGTGATGGATCTCTTAAGGCAAGCTCCATCTAAAATGATCCCTTCATCCATCCCTTCGTTATCGTATCCGGCAACGATATAATTATTTGTCCAGCGGCTTGGAGCTACAGCGTCACCGCTAGCTAAACCGGCCTGGTTAGCGCACCCCTGGTGAGCATCCCAGTTTCCATAGTTAGATCTCCAGTATCTTAGGTTCCTGGCGTCTACAGATATAGAGCAAGCGGATACCCACGTTCGCCCTTCTACTGACATGCCGCCTATACCTTCGACATTGACATCGTGAAATATATAATTATATATAGAGTCATTATCTACTATATCCGTGTTAGAAGCTTTAACGACTACCGTGAACCCATCTTCGTGCATACGGTTCTCATATCCCCAGGCAGTTGCGGTCATAGATCCACCGTAGAAGATAACAGATTGTTGATCAGCTCCCGCATTGCCCTGATCGCTTACGGCTTGGGCCTCTCCCGCCACGAAAGATGAATCTTCTAAAATAGACGATGAGTCACGTTTACCAAATACGTGAAAGTTGCAAGTGTCAAATCTTATACGTTTAGAGACGTTAGATAGGATCCTGAATGCGTAAGTTGAGTCAGCGCTGGTGTCGCTAGGCAGGTGGTAAAAAGTAACGTTCTGGAAGTGTATGTCAGTAATGTTACTGCCCCAAAGCTGAAATGCTAGTCCACTAGTAGCGTTACCGTTACCAGTTCCGAAGAAGATAGTATCCCCATTGCCGTTAAATCTAATACGGTTTACCTGCGAGTTAATTGTAATAGCGGTTCCCGAAGTCGTAACATTACCGTCAAGATAAAAAATCTGATCGTCTGATGTAATAGTTAGCGGAAGGTCACTCGATTCTACAAGAGTAGATCCAGCAGGGCTTATAGGGGCAGTAGGAGTTACATTTGGCCCTATATACTCATAGCCTTCAGCAGGATAAACAGTTTGGCTATAAGAAAAGTTCGAAGATATAAGAATCAATAATATTATCAGAGATAGGTATCTTATCATGGCTTATGCCTTTCGCTAGATCCATCGGGAGAATGCCTAACGCCAGATCCATCGGGAGAATGTCTAGCCTTAATTGGCCCTGACGCTGGCGGTTCCGGTTCCCCTTCTGCTTCGCTCATAAATATATATATTCTTGGCCTGTACTGAGGATTACTTGTATAGTCGCGGCTGTGCCATCTCATACCCAGTTTATCTTGCCCATTATTAACCGTGTCTGGCCCGATCCTCCAACCATAGTTGGATAGGTCTCCACCATTCATAGAGTCAAGCGTGACCGGAGACAACCACCAATCGGCAGAATCGTGAGAGTCACTAAGGCCTGTCGTATCGATCTCATCAGACCAGGTTCCATAGGCGTTGCGCACTACGGTGTCGGCATTCTCCACGCGATCAGCGCAGTCGGTTCCGGTTCCCGCAGCGCCACCGTAAGTCCAACTCGCGCCTTCATCGTAGAGAGTCCAGCAGGTAGTATCTTCGTCCCAGTCTCTTAACAGGTATCTTGCATTGGGGTGGATAGTATCCGTATGAGTCCTGCCAGACGCCAAGAAGAACGTCCTTATCCACGCAGAATCAACGACCCTGTCGTCTGGCATCCACGCCGTTAAGGAGTCGTGGGCGAAAATCATAATTTGTTGTTCGTTCTCAGCGTCATCACCGCAGATACCCCACTCGCCATATCCACCGGCGGCTTCGCTTCCACTTTGATACAGCCTAGTATCTCTCCAACCGATAGAATCGGCGGTGTTGGCGTCTAAGAATATTACCGTGTCCTTGTCTGCCGTGTGTGCCCATACGATAAATGCGTATCTAAAACTGACCGATGAAAATGATGCCGCCGTAGTTATGGTGGCCCCCACAGCTACGGTATCGACGTATCCATCACCCGCGCTACCAGAAGCATAATAGGGCGAGTGCTTATATTGAAAGCCACCGTTGCCTGCTCGCGTCCACCCACGTACGCCAACACGATAGGTATATCCTGAGTGAAGGGTATCCGCCCCCGACCAATCGGTAAAATAATTCCACTCTGGAGACGGGAAGCCGGTAGAGGTCAAGGTATCGGTTTCGTATACTAAGCTACAAGCCGCCAGGGCGTCATTACGTTCAGGGTTCTTCCATATCGCCATTTTCATCCAGGTGCTATCCATCGCCGCGCGTAACTTGACCGCACCGGAGTCTACCACAAGTGACGGCCCCGTCCACGTCCATGAGTCCAACCAGTTAATACCCACGAAACCGGTGTCCATCGCCGTGTAACTGCTGGCCGTGCCGTCGAAACCGAATGAGGTGCTGTCTGCCGCAGCGACTCCAGCAAGAGATACCAGCAATAATATGATAGATAGGTATCTCATTATTTACCTGCCTCTATTATACGTTCCCGGTCAACGACCAAGATTGGCGGGCCGATATATACCTCTTCACCGTGATCGGCCAGTATCTCGTAGTGCAACGTTATCCAGTCGAAAGCTGTAACGTTTTTATTAACGGCTACCTGTACCCAACCTTCGCCGGTACTGGCTATAGTTGTGGTGCTGTCCCAAAAGATAGAGTCACTTTGCTTATATCCAGCAGCTTCCGAGAGTGGCCCTTTGATGATGAGGCTGTCGATAGAAGATGTAGCCGCCGTTGCTGACGATGTTTTATATCGGAAACATAGACTATCTATATGTATGATTCCGTAAGGTATCCTTCCGAAGTCAGCGATGAGCTTATCACGTTGGTCATCTTGAGCCGCTGAGATATTAGAGTCAACGCACATCCACAGATCATCGGTAGTTGTATCGAACAGCCACGGCACGGCTTTAAACGAATCCGGTGGCGCTAGGTTTCCGTAGAAGTTGACCACGTTGATGTAATCCCGCACGGTGTCGCGATAGGAGCTAACTGCGCCGGAGTCAGTAAAATATATATGTCCCAGACCTATGGCCCATAGATTATCTTCTCTGCCCGATGCCCCATAAAAGCAGGCAAGAGATATCTCATCACCTTCCTGTACCCAATATGGAGATGGTCTATAGACGAAGTTGCTATCAAAGTCATCAGCTACATCTGTGCCCCAGAGAAGCCTCTTACTAAAACGGCTCCAAGTATCTCCCCCATCTACGGACGTATATAGATATAAATCACCGTCACCAGTGACATCGTCGGCGTTAATTGTTGCCGTCATAATTAGGTTATCCGCGCCGAAGGGGATAACGTCATAATGCCAGATTATAGAGTCGCCAGAAGTGGGTGAGATAGTACACATTTGCTCCGTGCCCCAATTACTATCTGCGTAAGCGGATGATATTTTATACGTGATCATGGTATCCATATTTCCGATGCCTGCAAGGGCATCGGTGGCCCAATCGTTAAAGAATATAGTATAGGTCTGGTTTGTGTCCGCTATAATTGACGGGGATACCAAAGACAGGGTGTCGCTCATAAAGATACACCCAAGTGAATCGGTTTCTTCAGCCACCCCTGTCCACGTTATCCCGTCAGCGGTAGTAGATACGTAAAGGCCTATCGAATCCGACCCGGCCCCAACTTCGGGATTATAATTAGCGCGAAACACCATTCCAAGCCTGCCATCGTGAGTATAGAATAAATCAGGATCAGATAGATGGGTAGCGTCTAGGGAGTCTATAGATGGTCCAGCGCCAAAGATACCAAAGAGAGGATTATACAGGGTATCCCCAGAGCCGCCTGGATTTGTGTTAAACAGACCCCAAGATACTCCATCATTACTAACTGCTATGTGCGGGTTCTCATCAGCATCGAATCCCGGTATTAGAGGAGTGTAAGCCAGCCAATACTTAAATCCATTCCACCCGTCAGGAAAGTATAGGATAGATGGATGGGTCACAACAGCGGAGTCCTCCAAGTAAACGGAGTCGGCGGTCACCAATGTTACTGGCAAGTCAAGATAGGTATCTGCCCGTTGCATCCACGCCTTAGAGGTGTCAAGGTCGTGCGCCCACTGGATATTGATTATATTACCTGACACGGTAATATCTCCACGAACGTTTAAGTTATTAGCGGTGATCGAGTCGTGCGAATGACTAGTGTCAGAATAATTCGTTAATGAGTCTCCTATTATAGTCCTGACCCAGCTTTTAGTTACCGATGTCATCTGGGCCTGAGGGGATAGGTATCCAACAAAAATTAAGGCCAAGACGATAATGACTTTTTTCATTTTTTATTCCCTTATATAAC